GCAGTAAAGTGGCTGGGCATGCCACCTGAACAACGGGAGAAACTCGAAAAGAAGGTTACAATCGCAGAACAACTGGATGCGAGGGCACATCAAAATCTTGTTGCGAATGTGGTTGCCAAAGATTGGAAAGGTGGTCGCACCCGCCGTCGCCTTAAGAAGCGCCGCGCAACTCGGAGAGCCAAGAAGCGCACACGTCGGTCCAGGTCTTGAACTTGATGTCGGCAATCTTTGCACGCATTGTCGCAAAGTTGTCGAGTGTCGTATCCATCGCATCCGCAACATCCTTCGGGTCAAAGGTGGGTGCGCACAGGCCGAGAGGCATACCTGCCGACTGGTACATCAGGGGACCTCCGTGAATATACGTAGCGACCGTGGTCGGCAGGAATGAGCGATACGACCCAACGTCTGTGACGATCTGGGGTGCGCCCGTATAGAGGTGCTCGAGCTGACAGAGTCCAAAGCCCTCACCATCCGACGTATTGATACCGATATCACACATATTGTAGATCTGATTGATGCCCTCGTCACTCAGAACGTTAGGAGGCGCAGTATCCACAATCGCCATCTGCTTTCCATACACGTTTGGATCCAGACCCGCCCGTATGAGCTGGTCGTGGAAGATGCGCTGAATATCGTAATACGCGCCCTTCTGCGGATCCACCGCCGTCACCATGAGAAGCCATAGCGGCTTGTCCGGATGCCGCCGCAGCATCTCTACGAATCCCATAATTGTCAGATCCTGACGCTTGCGCTGGCTGTTCCGGTTCGCATTCAGGAACACAATCGACTCGGGCGGCAGTCCCACGTTCTTACGAAGAGCCGACCGCTGTCCGAGAGGCAGACTAGAAAACACCGTAGAATCAACAGCGTGTTCCATGACACCGGGAAGAGTGGTGTCTGAACCATACTCCGCATACGTCTTTGCCCACGAGTCCGTGAAGCAGTATACCTTATCTGCCGCCTTGTTGAGTTCGACCATCAGCGGCGGCGCAATACCGGTATACACCTGATCCACATAGAGCCACAGCTTGTAAGGAGACTCACCCTTCTTGTACTTCATGGAGGTGATGAACCGAGCGATAATCATCGGATCATTGTAGATCATCACCACGTCGGGTCCGACCATCTCCAGATACTCGTGAATCTTGTTGAACCCAAATCCCTCCTCCTTCGGATCCTCATTCGCAGCTGCGTCATACGCCACGATACCCTCCGGTACCTTGCGAATGTTCTTGCGCTCGGGGTGGCGCTGAAATCCGAAGTGAAACGTCTTGACCTTCGGTGTAAGTGTAGCGGCCTGTGCGAGGAGATTCGATACCACCTTTGAGTAGCCGGTGGTTTGATCGACGTGCGTGCTAACAAGAACAAATCGCATTGTGTGTATTCTCTCGGTTCTGTATAAATAGGATGCAAGTCAACTCCGCCCAAGATTACCTGACTGCGCAGAAGCGGCGCATTGTTGCGGCTACACTGACTCAAACGCCCCCACCCGCTCATCGCAGGTATAACTACGTGTACGTGTCGGTACTGGGAAACAAGGCAAGTGTTTACGACAAGACACCGTACCCCCAGAATCTGAGTCTCGCAACTGGGTCGACACCGGGTCTTGCATATGTGACAGCAGGTGTGCGCCCGACTGTGAATACATGCTGTGTTGTTGCACAGGGCGCAAATCCTCTGCCTGGATCTTTGGTCTAAACAATCAGTGTGCGTAGATACAAATGCCTGGTGGCTTAATGCAGTTGACGCAGACGGGGGCCCAGAACCAGCTTATCAATGGGAACCCATCGATGACCCATTTCAGATGTGTGTATCGACGTCATACCAACTTTGCTATGGAGTCTGTTCGCATGTCCTTTTCCTCCTCGAACCTTGATTTTGTCGCAACGAGTTCTCGCACATTGTCTTGCCGAATCGACCGGTACGCACAGCTTCTTCACGACACATATTTGATTCTGACTCTTCCCGACATTTGGTCACCGCTGTATTCAATTGGCACGACGTCTGCGCCCACCGGATACGACGCACGCTGCACTGCGATCGGATATGAATTCCAGTGGATCAAGAACATTGGATACAACCTTATCGACCACGTTGACCTTGTTGCCAATAACGTCGTGATTCAGAGTCTGAAGGGCGAGTGGCTCAAGATGTACTCCTATATGACACACGATGCCACGAAACGGTCAGTTGTAGACCAGATGGTCGGGAACGTGCCGGAGCTCTACGATCCCGCAAACGCATATGACCGGCAGTCACAGTATCCCCACGCCGTCACGCCGTCTACTCTTCCGACGACCATGCCATTTACAACCACTCCAGAGCCGTCTATCCGTTCTCGGCAGTTGGTTATCCCCCTTCACTTCTGGTTCTCAGAGAATCCGGGTCTGGCGCTGCCGCTGGTATCCATGCAGAATTCGGAAACGTACATCAACGTAACACTGCGTCCGTTGAATCAGTTATACACGATCATTGATGTGAATCCGGGTGCAACTACGTCGACTGTTTCGTCGATTGTGAGCGGCGGTACCTACGAGACGTTTACGACATCCCTGCCTCATGGATTTAGCGCAGGTAATACGGTGACGATTGCCGGTCTCAACTCACTTGAGCCACTGTTGAACGGATCGTATACAATTTTAGCATATCCGGCAGTGACAACGAACACATTCTCGGTCACGTCAAGCGTTGGATATACGAATGCATCCATTGTGGGGACCGTCACGGCTACATCGGGCACCAACCCCACTTTCGGGCAGCGTATACAGCCAACGGGTACGTATCCAATCGGCCTGTTCCTCAGTCCACCCACTACATCGGGTACGGCGAGCAACCCGACCGTTACGTCCTTCTTTCCGGATCCATACCTCGAGGGCAATTTCATTTACCTCACTGACATGGAGATGAACCAACTCGCAACCGCCGACCAGACGTTTTTACTGAAGCAGATCCGGTACGTCCACAAGGAGGGCCAGTTTGGTGCAAACTCGGACATAGAGATTCCCACGTTCAATATGGTGACACGCATCGTCTTTACGGCACAGCGATCCGATAAGCTGTTAACAAACGACTGGGACAACTACACGAACTGGACGAATACACAGCGAGCACCCTTTTCCTCTATCACGACTGCCGTTGGCGACCTTCTGTATTCGTCGGGACAGAACCAGATCTCCGCCATCTTCCCACGTGATGCAGTTGTAGACGGACAGCTGCTCTTCGACGGCAACGAGCGCTTCAAGACAAAACCGAAGTCGTATTTTGCCCTCCTTCAGCAGTATAAGCACACAACGGGCGGACAGCCTTCGTCCCTTCCGGGTGTCTACATGTATTCGTTTGCGCTGAACCACGACCAGTATCAGCCCAGTGGAGCTATGAATGGAAGTGCGATCAACAAGGCAGTGCTACGTATCTCCCTACAGCAGCCGTTACCTACGGCTGCAGGTATTGCGGCGCAGAGTATTGTATGTATTCTGAAGTCAACTGCCCTGAGTCAGAATCCAGTCGTGATTCCGTCTGCCAACGTGACGCTCAAGAACCCCGATGGAACGTTCCTCTACCCGCCCGATACGGTACTTACTGTCGTTCAGACAACTGCAAATAATACCATCATCTTCTCATACACATACGACGTCGGCGTTTACGTCGAGTCCATCAACTACCTGCGAATCGTGAGCGGACTCGCAAATCTCGTGTTTGCTTCTTAACAATGGGCGACCTTGTGTTGGTGTCGGCTGTATATACGGTTGCCGATCAACAGATCGATGTGATGACTGCCTTAAAAGGCATCCAATCGAGTAACTATGGCGCAATCAAGCTTCCCATTGCGACACTCGACGCAGATCTGCGAAAAGACAATCAGATCGTAACTGCGGCAGACGCAGCCCCGCTCAAGCTGACACCGCCGAGCTTAACGGTCAACTACAAGGATGCGACGGGTGCGAATCATTACGTCACCAAGAAAATCGGCGAGACTCTTGAAATTGGAAAGCGTTCTGCTCTCGGCCAGTTTATTCAGAAACCCGGTGACGTGCTTTGGTCGATTGCACTCGTTGCGGCAAAGGGACAGTTCGTCTTTGTAATCGTGCTTGGGTGGGCGCTTGTCGTAATGTGGGCGTTCAAACAATGGAAGTTTCTGGAAACGGCGTTTGATGTGGGCGGTATCGCACAGGGGCCGCCGCCGTATTCATCGGAAACGTATGGCATCGTTGGACCGTGGGTTATGTTCCTAATCTACTGGCTCTTTCAGCTGTTTGCGTACCCTTCTAAAATATTCGGAGCTGCGTTCGGGGCAACCGAGCCCCCACGTGGTTGGTTGGTGAAGATTCTGATTACGGTGGCGTCTGGACTCGCTCCACTTGCGGGTTTCTTCTTTCAGCTTATGATCTGGTTTACGGTCGTGACATCCATTCCTGTCACCAAGAAAACAGTGTAATAGGATAATGATCCAGCTTCCGTGGCTTGTCGCAGGGCTCTTGACGGGTCTGGTTCTCGGGACTGTATTCGTACCACCCACCCGTAAATCAACAGGCGTGCCCAAACCGGGCAGCCCCGAAGTGTTCCATACGGACACGGGATGTGTTCGGTTTGAAGCAACCGAAGTACCCTGTACATCCGAACCCGACTCACTGAATCTCCTCGCATCACAGAAGTAATG